ATTGCAATGCTTGGTGCTTGTAGTTCCAATAAAGTAGTGGAGACAGCGATGACTGTTCCACCAAATGCTGTAGTAGACACAGAAACATATGTCTATAAATCAAAGGTAGTGAATGAACAGATTGAGATTATTCCCGATTGGTTCAAGAAAATGCCAGAGAGCGAAACTGCAATCTATTCCACAGGAACATCAGCAACTACAGATTTACAGTTGTCTATTGATCTTGCGGTATTGAATGCAAAGACTACACTCGCTGACCGAATCAATGGTCGTGTTCGTTCTCAAACCAAATCTTTCGTTGCAAAGATTGGTAATGAAGAAACTGCATCAGTAATGTCTGAAGTAGAGAAGGCAACAAAGAACATCATTGCAGATGTTGATGTTGCTGGGTATCGTGTTACAGAAACAGAAATTGTTTCTAATGGGCCTAAGTATCGTGCCTATGTTCTGTTAGAGTATTCTGATAAAGAGGCGAATAAGATTATTATGAATCGTCTGCGAAAAGACAGAATGCTTCTTTCAAAGATTCGTTCTACCAAAGCATGGCAAGAACTTGATGAATCTGTCAATGAACAACATAATAATGATACCATCGAATCAGAAAACAACATGAAGGTATTGACACAATAATGTTGAATGAACTGATTTTTTCGTTAATAGTTGCAACATCACCAGTACAGGGAGCGACAGACAGTTCTGTTGACTCCTTTCTGGCTGATGAGGCATACTGTCTCGCAGAGAATGTATATCACGAGGCACGAAATCAACCCAAAGTTGGACAGATGGCAGTTATGTCTGTAACACTTAATCGTGTATCAGATCCACGTTTTCCTAATACGGTTTGTGAGGTTGTCAAAGAAGGCCCATCAAGACCAAGTTGGAAGGATCAGACGGTTATGATTCCTATTAAACACAGATGCCAGTTCAGTTGGTATTGTGATGGTAAATCAGATCGTATTAATGATATGGAAACATTTGATAATATTTTTCTCTTTACATCTGGACTAGTTAATGGTACAATAACACTATTGGATGTAACAGATGGTGCAACACATTATCACGCAGATTATGTAGAACCAGCATGGGCAAAGACGAAAACCAAAACTATCGAAATTGAAGATCATATCTTTTATAGGTGGGAACGATGAACATATTTTATTTGAGTAACTATGTTGATGAGTGTGCAAAGATGCACGTTGACAGTCATGCAAGTAAAATGATTATTGAGTATGCTCAACTTATGTCTACTGCACATCGTGTATTGGATGGAGAAGAGTATTATGGTAAGACTGCAAATGGACGCAAGATTAAACGATGGAAACTGAACTCTAATCTTGAACAGGTTCTATACAAGGCATCTCATGTAAATCACCCTAGTGGTATTTGGGTTCGACAATCAAGAGAAAACTATGAATATCTCTATAAATTATGGACACATCTAAACGATGAGTTTATGTATCGTTACAATAAAGATGTGCCGCATGAGAGTTACCGTAAATTGCATGAGGCACTTGCACTGCCTCCTATGAATATTCCAGAAGGGGAATTCACACAACCAACTCCAGCAATGCCTGATGATGTTAAGGATGTATGTTCAGTTATTTCTTATCGAAATTACTATATAAAGTACAAACAACATTTGGCGAAATGGACTAAAAGAGGAGCACCGAATTGGTATGAACAAGTGGGATTACGAACTGCCTGAACTTAGGGCAAAGGTTGCAAATTTGACAGCAGAAAACGAAGCACTAAAACATGACCTTAAAGAGATGACTGCATCTTATTATGCACTACTAAATAGGATCAAAGAATTAACTGAGAATGTAAATAATGCCAAATTATGATTTTGTAAATAAAGATAGTGGTGATGTGGAAACTCATTTTATGAGTTGGAAAGAACTAGACAAGTTCAAAGAAGATAATCCCCACTTAGAAAGATTGATCACTGCTCCAGCAATTGTTGGTGGACTAGGTAGTGGTGGTGTAAAGCCTGGTGGTGGTTTGGATGAGGTTTTTGCAAAAACAGCAGAGAAATACCCAGACAGTCCACTCGCAGATCGGTATGGTAAAAAGTCCATTAAAGATATTAAGACAAGAGAAGTGGTAAATAAACACCGTAAAAAATGGAGTAAAGATTAATGGCAAAAGCAAAAGATATTCGCATTGACCAAATGGTTTCTGTAAGTGCTGTTACTGATAATCAGAAAATAGCATTCCAAGACTACAAAGCAGGAAAGAACCTTTTCTTATATGGTGCTGCTGGTACTGGTAAAACTTTTATTACACTGTATATGGCACTACAAGAGGTATTGAGAAATGAATCAAAATACGATTGTGTATATATTGTTCGTAGTGCAGTACCAACTCGTGAGATTGGTTTTCTGCCAGGCGATGAAGAAGATAAAACAGCGTTGTTCCAAGTTCCTTATCAGAACATGGTAAAGTTTATGTTTGAACAACCAAATGAAACTGCATTCAACATTCTGTACGACAGACTGAAGAATCAAGGTTCGTTAATGTTCTTGACAACTTCCTTTTTGCGTGGTATAACATTAGATAATGCAATCATCATTGTTGATGAGGCACAGAATCTAAACTTCCATGAACTGGACACAATCATCACTCGTGTCGGTATGGATTCAAAGATTATGTTCTGTGGTGACTTCTTTCAATCTGATTTGCAGAAGAGTGTAGAAAGAGAAGGCATCAAACACTTTATGAGTATTCTTAGAGGAATGAAGTCTTTCTCAAATATTGAATTTACATTGGGTGACATTGTTCGCTCTGGTATGGTTAAAGAATACCTTATCAGTAAGATTAAGAAAGAACAGGAAAATGGGTAAGAAAAAACAAAGAGCACATCAAGTCTCAAAAGGACAAAGAGACAGTGTTGCTCGTTCTACAGTAAAAGCAATTCGTAGAGATTATATGCAGAGTAGTGACAGACTAGACAATCAACTCGCTGCATTTATGAAGGGTAAGAATGTCATGTTGACTATTCCAAACCCAAATAAGAACGAAACGAATAAAAGAATGATTCGTGTTCCAGCTGCAGAAGTGTGGCGCCGTGGTGGTAAAAAAGTTTAACAACTAAGAGGACTATATTATGTTTAATCATGTACCAGTAGATATCCCAGAGGTATCTACTAAAACAGTCAACCGTAAGCGTTTCTATGTAACACCTACTGGACTGTATCCATCCATTACAACCGTATTGGGTGTTCGCAAAGACAAACAAAAGGGATTGCAAGAGTGGCGTAATCGTGTAGGTAATGATGTTGCCAATCACATTATGCGAACTGCTGCATCTCGTGGAACTGCTGTTCACCATATGTGTGAAGATTTCCTTAACAACATTGAAGTAACACAAGAAGGTAGAGACTTTCTGCCTTGGTGTTTGTTCTCACAACTAAAACCAACACTTCAAAGTAACATAAATAAAATATATGCCCAAGAGTGTGGACTTTGGAGTGAGAAATATCGTGTTGCCGGTCGTGTAGACTGTATTGCAGAATATAACGGTATTCCATCTATTATTGACTTTAAGACATCTCGTTCAGAACGTAAGGACGATTACAATCTTGAGTATTACATTCAAGCCTCTGCATATGCAGAGATGTTTGAAGAACGGACAGGAATCGAAATCAATCAGATTGTGATTCTTGTTGTAACGGAAGATGGAGCCGTTCAAGAGTTCATCAAAGAGAAGCATGATTACTTGCCTCTTCTTGTAGAAACCATTGATGACTTCACCTCACAATGGGAAAAAGAAAATGAAGAAACTACTAATGGGGGTGTTGCTACTGCTACCGCTTAGTGCATTCTCCCAAGAAGATGCACCAATATATTGGGCATCAAAACCAATTCAATGTTCATCTACAAATGGTATTATTGAGTTGGTGAAGAAATATGGAGAAGTGCCAACAATCATTCTAAATGGTGTAACTGCACTTCCTAACGGAGCAACATCACCATCTAAGTTTGTTATTGCACTGAATCCTAAAACAAAAACTTGGACATTATTGGAATTTACTCAAGGTGATCAAGCTTGTATTTTAGGAACTGGTGAAGGTGATATTACCTTTGGTAAACAAGGAACTCGTACATAATGGAATTGATATGGCATATCTTATTGACTGTGTGTTCTGGAAGCACTTGTATTGAACAGGATGTTCAATGGTTTGATACTCAAAGCAAATGCGAATATGCTATGATTGAGTATGTGGAGATACCACCAGATGGTGATTGGGATTCTGTTGAGTATGTTTGTAAACCTGTTGGTTCAAAAAGCACTTGACATTTGAACACCACTGTGGTATAAATATAATACAGTTTGTTGATACAAACCGAATACTAGACAGGACGCCGGGGCAGTACCGGCCGCCTCCACCAAAT